AAGACCGAATGTTACCTGCCTTTCCCATTGACTACCATCCCACTTCCATGCATTTACTCCATCAGTGTATCCATCACCCACAGAGAACGTTACAGGAGCATCGGGAGCACTGATCAATGCTTGTGGAGCATCAGTATAATCTGTACCAAAGTTGGTGAAATTTAGACCCACTACTCTACCATTGCTGATGTTAACATTAGCAGCAAGGTCTCCACCATTTCCAATGCCACCACCAATGAAAGAAACACTGGCATTATTATAAGCACTACCACCATCGATGACATTTGCTTTAAATTCTGTTCCTAATAGGAAGTCTGGTACTGCATCAACGTCAGGATTGCCACCAACTAATTGAATAGTAGTGGTAGTGCCGTCACCATAATTTGAACCAGGATTTGTCAATGTAATACCAGTGAGAGGTTTACCGATAATAACTTCTGCACTGGCAGCAACTGATGGTACACTGGTTTCCAGTGGGTTTGTAGTTAATGTAATTGTAGAGTCAGCAATGTTGGTAGAAGTAGCACCGATGAAGTTGACACTTAGGATACCATAGTGATCATAGTCTGCTCCACTATTTCCTTCCTGATATAGTCTAAAGTATACATGAGGTTGTTGTACTTCTGCACCAAGATCAAAGTCATAGTTATCAAGGACACCAGTACCAGTTCCATTAGTAACTGCATCAATAACAATACCAAGATCATTCCACTCGTTATTGTTTGGTGCTACACCTGAATCCGTAACTTGGTATTGAATTCTTAGATCTTCTACACCAACAACGTCTGGAGTCTCACCACCATTAGATCCATTACCACGCACAGCATAGACTCTAACTTTATTAATAGCAGTGGCATTAACAGGATTCAGTGTCACGAAACGTGTGCCACTAGAATCACCGAAGCGTAAATGTGTGCCGCCAATATCAAAACCACCAGTAGATCCTGTTCCTAATCCATTAGGAGCGATCGATGTACCACCACCAAATTCATAGATCTGACTGGCATCCGTAGTATCAAACTTGATACCATCTAAAACAATATTAGATAGCATTCCGTTAGTAATTTCTGCTGTAGCAGACTGACCCGCTAGACCACCGCCAAGAGTAACAATTGGGGGGTAGGAATACCCAAAACCACTACTGATAATTCTGATTCTTTTGATGTATCCTGTAGAAGCGAGTGTAGTTTCTCCCACTGCTCCAGTTCCTGTACCAGAGATAACAACTTCTGGTGCTGATTCATATCCTGATCCATTACTGAAGAGTTGTAAACCAGTAATAGCATACGAGTCTGAATATAAAGTTACTTCTGCTTGCCTTGGTAAGTTCTGTTGTGGAAGAATTGATGTAGTATCTACGATATATTCTGGTGAGTTGTAGAATGTTTCATCTACAATCATGCCTGCTTTTTGTACTACTATTCCAGTAGTATCTTTAATCTCATTAGTCTTATAGTATTTAATTGATGAGTAAGGATCTTCATACTTACCTTCAATGTATTTCCTCAACGTATTAGATTCCATTGGCCAATCGAACAATGGGTTAACAATATTATTAGTTAGTAGTAAAACCCAGTCATAATATGGACTACCATAAACCTGTTCTGCAATGAACCATGGTTGTTCAAAGTCTGCGATTCTATACTTTTGAAAGTAGACAGCATACTGCTTGAAATCTTCGCTAAGTTTAAACCTACGAAACAGATTTTTTGCAACAACGAAATCAGACTCCCCAAAAGGATATGAGATAGGTTTCTGACCATACTTAATGTCTGGTAGTAAGTTAAAATACATTAGTAAGAAGCTCCTCCGTATGTAATCTCGTTGCTGTATACAAGTTTGTTCTCTGTGAATGCTAACTGCATAGTAGTAGCAACAGGAGATCCATCATCATATGTAGCAAACTGACCATCAGGTGTGTAGTTCACTTTAACAGATGTAATTGCCAGTGGTTTGTACTTAGTCAAATATGGATGATCCTGTGTACCATGCATAAACCTTACAGTACAGAGGTTAGGAATATCAATGTAGTTCCTGTTTTCATTTTCCTCGGCAGTAGTATCTCCATCAATTAATCCACCTAACGCAGGAGCTGCACCTAGACCAGGAAGAGATGCACGTTTGAATGTAGTAATAATATCACGAATTCCTTCTGCTTCTAATTTATTACGTGGTGTCATTTTGAAACTCAATCCAAAACCTCTAAGATCAAAACCAGAAAACATCAACTCAGTGTTTGGATTTAGAATGACACCACCAACACCACCTAGAACATCATTCATACCGACATTAGAACCACCCGATCCTGGTGCTGCATTAACTGCCTGAACAACCCCATCAGCAACTAAAGCTGAACCTCTTTGCATGAAGTTACCTAATGCCTGTGCTGCTTGCCCAAAACCACTGAGTTTACTACCATTAAGTATTGAACCAGACAATTTCAAAATGTCTGCTTGGTTATTGGTTAGTCCTTTACCACCCCAAGTAGCACCATACTCAGCACCAATATCTTCTGGCATGTACATTACAACAGAAGGAAGACCAGATGACTCTAAGTCTTGATTGCTATTGTTGTAGATACTCAGAGCAGTTTGACCCGCTCCCGCTTGTGCTTTTTTCTTTCCATCTTTATCTGTGACCTGAGTGAGTCCACCTCCCGCTGCATTAGCAGCGAAGGGGGGTTTATATCTCCAAAATTGAAACATAACATAGTCTGTTTGTTGATCGAATACTTCACCCCTAGGGTAAGATAACCTGTCTTTAGGTGCTCCCTCCCCTCGTCTACCACCTTTTATAACTATTGTTTCGTCTGCCATTAATTTTCCTAGTAGTTCTGTACGACTCTACGACCTTTTATTCTGTCGTAGTATGATTCATTGGTCTCTTCCCAAACAAGTTCTTTATCATAAGGGAAAGCAGTAGAACCTATGTTTCTCACAAAATCTTCAGTAGGAAGAAGGATAGCAGTATCCCACTCATCAATAGCAATATCTAAAAGTAAACCATCAACATGGTTTTGTAAGTATTTATGGAAACATAGTTTAGGAATATCAATTCTTCCTCCCATTAGTTTTTTGGTTGCCGAAATTCTTTTCTTTGGACTCATGTAGTGGAGATTAGCTCCAAAGAATTCTGTTGGTGATGCCTTTAGTACATACACAAGTGGAAACTTATCATAGTATGGTAAGTACTTCATCTTTGCTTTGTATTCAAACATCATTAGATGTCCTTGTTTAGGATACCTACGAAGTTCATTCTCATCTTGGTTATATCCTAGTTCGTCTCGAACGAACTTACTCATGTCTTTTTTGTATGTAGATGCTGCTTGCTTTACTGCAGATCTATACCAAGATAGTGTTTTCTTTTCTCCGTTAGTTGCGTTACTTATTTTTTCAAATAGAGTATTCTCTTTGGTGTAGGTTTTGTTTTTCTGTATAGTTTTAAAACCTTGTGCCATTTTAGACTCCTAAGTGTTCTTCGGTGAGGATTAAAAATTTCATCTGCCTGTCCTCACAGAAGTCCTCAGCTGCAGACCACTTAGCGCGGTTCTTAGCGTAAGTTAGAACTTCTCTTTTCCAAGAGGCAGTCTTACGTTTTGGTTTATCATTCGGTGCTTGTGTTTGCTTCTTGGGTTTAACTTCGATCAGATATTTACTGACCATACCTGACTTAGACACAACTTTAATATAGAAGTCAGGATAGTAGCGGTGGACTCGTCCGTCCGTTGGACAACGATAAGGAATGATTACTTCCTCGCTACCCCACTCAACTACGGAGGTGTTCATGTCACAGAAATACATAAACTTACGTTCCCACAGACTTCTATAAATGATACGGGTAGGGTTACCCTTATACTTCTGTGGATGCTTGGGTTTATATATCCCTGAATATGCCATAAATATAAATATACCACCTCAATTATTTAGCGTGTCAATAAAACACTTTATGGATACGATCTCCGCTCACGGCGGTCTATCTTACAGCAATAATTATGATGTAGAGTGGGTTTTTCCTACAGGAGTAAAATCTGAAGAGGGCGCAGCATCAGTGCCAAATAAACTTGTCACTCGTCTCAATGAGTTCGGGTTTGACTTGGGATTGGGGGGATCTACTAGTAAGGTTGGTGATCAAGAGGGACTTG